AATAAAAAACGAACTGCTAGAGGTCATGCGTACCAAAGATCCTTACTTTCAATACAACGGGCGCTGCGGTGCGTGCGTTGCAGCATTTTTAACTAACGTATATAAAACATTCAATGAGCAACTTCATTCATAAGACGGCCATAGTAGGGCCGAACGTAACCCTTGGCGATAATGTTTATATCGGGCCATACTGCGTAATAGGAGAATCAGCCGAGCATAAGCTTTTTTGGAATGCACCAATAGGCCAAGTGGTAATAGGCGACAACTGCGTAATAACCGGCCACGTTACTATTGATGCGGGTACTACCGAAGTAACAACCATTGGTGCCGGAACCTGGATGCTTAAGCATAGCCACGTTGGACATGATTGCCAAATAGGTAACAACGTAACGATAAGCTGCGGTGCAAAGATAGGCGGCCACACACGTATCGGCAACCATTGTAATATAGGACTTAATGCAGTCATTCATCAAAAGCAAGTAATTGCGCCGGGCTGCATGGTTGGCATGGGTGCCGTAGTTACACGCAAGCTTTATACTACGCACGCCACAAAGTATGCTGGTAACCCGGCAAAGGAAATAGGTAAAAATATAGTTTAATGAAAATACTAATAGCCGGCTTAGTTTACGGATCAAGGCCTTTATATCAAATAGGTTTAAACATGGGTAAAGCCGGTTACCCGTTTGATTATATTAGTATTAATACTGAAGGCATAGCCAACGCTATGAACGAAGCTATTGACATAGCCGGAGTTGATGGCTACGATGCAATCGCATATTTAGCTAACGATATAATAGAGCCGGATAATTGGCTAGCAAAAAAGGTAGAGGCATTGCAGACTTACCCAAGTGCCGGCATAGTTGCTAGTAGTTTAGATCGTGTTAGGCGCGGAGTTAATAGCCAGCACATTATAAGCAACTGGTTACTTAGCATGAAGGTAGTAGAGCAAATAGGTATCTTTAATGAGTCTATGTTTCCTTATGGGCCAATAGACCTGGACTATTGTGAGCGGGCCAACCTAGCCGGTTTTAATACTTACTATGTGATGGATTGTCTTGCCGAGCATATAGGCGGGCATGCAAGCGGTGACGAATACGGATATAACAAAGCCGAACTATTACAAAAGAATTGGCCTAAGCACGAAGCCGATATAAAAGGCTATCGCGATGGCTCTAAAAATATTAAGATATGGAAATAAGAGAACATGTGACAAGAAAGTTTAAAGACGTAGACGAAGACAAACTTATGGAGTTAGCCTTCGCATACTGCGATAATTGTATGGAGGGGCAAAAGCAAGTGGCTACCGGAAGCGGTAAGATTGTGGAAATAAGAGACCGCTTTGTGCCAACGATTGATTATTTTTTAGATCATTGGTTGCGTAAACATGACTTTGATTTTTATACAAGAATGGGCCTTTGGAAAATAAGGCAAGATCCTACGCATCCTTATCATGAGGTTGCTAATAGGATTGTGACAATGTTTAAGTCTTTAGCTATTGACATAGTAGCAAATGAAGGCAAAGCAATTTTCTATGCTAAGAATGCTTTAGGCATGACCGATAGAGCCATGACCGAGAATACAAACATAGACACGATTACAATCAAGTATGAATCTTGACATAAAACTTTGTAAGCCACACCCAGCACAAAAGCAAGTCTTGGACTCCGATGCGCGCTTTAGGGTTATGATGTGTGGCCGTAGGTTTGGTAAGTCTCTAATTAGTCAAAACATAAGTATAGAGACGGGCCTACAAAGAAAGCACGTAGCATACATAACACCTACTTACCAATTAGGTAAGATGTTTTTTAAGGAAATATGTAAGCTATTGCCGGACAAGGTTTATAAAAAGAACGAGACCGATTTACTTATTGACTTTGTTACTGGTGGCTCGGTTAGGTTTTACACCGGCGAGCGATTAGACGCCATGCGCGGAACTAAATATCACTTAGTTATTATAGACGAAGCTAGTTATATACCTAACTTAGAAGTGGGATGGAATAATAGTATAAGACCAACGCTTACCGACTTTAAAGGTAAGGCTATCTTTTTAAGCACGCCCAGGGGCAAGAACTATTTTTATAGCTTATTCATGCGAGGCGGTGAGCCTAACTGGGAATCATTTAAGTTTAGCACTTATGACAACCCGCACATAGATCCTACGGAAATAGATGCCGCAGCGGCGCAGCTACCTAGCGTAGTATTCAAGCAAGAGTACATGGCAGATCCTATGGAGAATGCAGCTAACCCGTTTGGCTCCGAGTTTATATATGCTTGCACCCGCGAGACTAAAGGCACGGCCGTTTATTATGGTATTGACTTAGCTAAGTCGGTAGACTGGAGCGTTATTATCGGTATGGATAAGCAAGGCAACGTGGTGCATTTTGAGCGCTTTCAAAAAGACTGGATGCAAACCAAAGAAACAATATTAAGGCTACCAAGAAACATACCGATAGTAATTGATAGCACCGGCGTAGGTGACGCCATTGTAGAAGACTTACAAAAAAAATTTAATAAGATGTACGGCTTTAAGTTTACGGCTACAAGCAAGCAGCAACTACTAGAGTCACTAAGCAGCGCCATACAAACTAAGTCTATAAGTTATCCGGATGGCCCGATTAAACAAGAACTAGAAGTCTTTGAGTACACCTTTACACCTACCGGAGTAAGGTACTCGGCACCGCAAGGCTTTCACGATGACTGCGTTATTGCCTTGGCTTTGGCTAATAAGTGCCGTATTGAGCATAAAGAGGTGGGTAAGTACCACGTTATATAAAAAGTATATTTATAAGAGTATGAAGCTAACAATTGACAAATTTCAAAGACTGCAAGCAATTGCAACCTTAGACACCGAGGAAATAGAAAAGGCTAGCCGTTTAGTGCAAGTATTGCTTGACAAAAGCGAGGCTGAAGTAGACGCTATGCCGTTAAGTAAGTTTGGTAAGCTATGCGATAAGTTAAAGAAAGCGTTTGATTTGACAATAGACGCAGCTACTATGAGCAAGCCTAAAACTTTGATAGTGGCAAATAACAATGTCTACAATTTAAACTTTGACATAAAGCCGCCATTTAATACCGGTAGGTATATTGAAGTCTTGACATTTAGCAAAGATGATCCTATTATGAACATGCATAATATCCTGGCTAGCATTTGTACTCCGATGAAATGGAGTTGGAGAAAGTTTAACTATGTTAAGCAGCCATACGATACGTTAAAGCATGAAGACTATGCAAACGATTTTAAGCAAGCAGACTTTAGACACGGATACTTTGCGATGGTTTTTTTTTATTCATTATTAACCAATTCAACGGGCGGTACAATGGACTCTTTGATAGCGCAGATGAATTTGAGAAAGGTGAACAAAAAAAGAGTGTTACAATTGAAGAGAGTTTTGCAGACAATTGGGGGTGGATCTATAACGCAAAACAAGTAAGTGAGTTTGAAGCGATAGCACTAGACCTGGTTTATGATTTACCAGTAGTGCAATTCTTAAACGACTTAAGTTATTTAAAAAGCAAAAGACAACTAGATGAGCATCAATATAAACAGAGCGCAAGCGGATTTTCTTAGGGAGGGTGGCGACTTAGGCGGTAGCGACATTGTAGAGTTTGGAGTAGTTGCCGGAGTATTGCAGCAATATGGTGCGGAGTTATTAGAAAATATTAGTTATTTTGGTAATAATAAAGGCGTTGTCGGTAGCGGTGAATTGCTTAATAATATGATTCCGGAAATTGATAACGAAAACGGAGTAGAAATATTTAGGCTTAGAATGTACGATTATTACGACTATCCCAACGAAGGGGTAAAAGGCGTTGATAGTTCTAGCAATGCTCCAGGCTCGCCATACCAGTATAGAAATTACGGAATGAGTAGCGAAGGTAGGGCATCACTTAAGCAGTATATTCTTAGCGGTAAGGCAAAAATGCAAAGCGTAAAAAATGATAAAGCGCTAGGTAAGGGAGGCGAAAAGATAGGCGTAGCATTTAGCAATAAGACTTTAATAGATAAGCAAGTAGACACGCTTGCTTATTTGATTAAGCGATTTGGTATTAAAAAGACTAACTATTTTACGGATGCTTTTAACAAGACTTTTAAAACCTTTGAGGTTGATATGGTAGAAGCGGCCGGAAGGGATATAGTAATAACATTTAATAGATTAAATAAAAGAAAATAATGGCAATAACAAATATAGCCTACCCTAGTGGATCGCCTAGCTTACAAGATACGCTTTGGCATATCTTTGATAGCAATATAACTAGCGCAGATTTAAAGTACGTTATGGATATATACGTAGGAGGCACGCAACAAGTAAGAGTTAAATTATATCCGGAGCCTACAACTGGCATCGGTTATTTTGATGCTGGGCCTATCGTCCGTAATACAATGACTTACGAGTGGTTGACACCTAACAACAATGTATTGATGTGCGAGCCTAGCGTAAGCGGGCAAGTAGCGCAGACTTACCAATATAGAATTGGCGAAGAGACAAGCGGAGTAACTACCTTAAATTTAGCTAGCGGAAGCGTTATAGCTTATAACTTTGTGGCACCTACATTTAAGCGCAAGGTTACCGATTTAAGCGTTTACAATGGCAAGGCTATGACTAATAGACCTAGAACAATAGAAGCCGGCCTAGGCGATAATATTTATATTCCGGTTAAAGATGTAAGCGGTTTGGTAGTTAGCACTTATAATGCTAGCAATGTAAAGATAGCAGATACTACTTATAGCTTAGGTGGCACCAAGGCATTTGGTCAATTAAACATTGGATCAACAGCTTTAAACAACCCGACTAGCGTTATTACAAGTGCGGTTAAATATTATTTAGTGCAAATTGGTAGTAGCAGTTATCAAGTAAACCTTGACTGCAACCCTAAATACGAAAGCTATAACTTGCATTTTATGAACCATCTAGGTATGTTTGACACGGCTAGATTTGATTTGGCTAGTAGGCTTACCATGGAGGTAACGCGTAAAAGCTTTACTAAAAGAGACTACTCTTTAGGCGCTACCGCGGTTAGTTACTACGATACTAATAATAAATATGTAAGCAGCAAAATTGATTATTTAAACAAAAAAGACCATAGCTATAAGCTTACAATGAATGCGCCAACCGATGCGGAGTACGAATGGCTTGCCGAGTTAATAGACTCACCGCAAGTTTACTTTGAGCAAGATGGTTATTTTTATCCGGTAAGCATCAAAAATAACAATTACGAATATAGTAAATATGTAAACAATAGACTTAGAGTGTTTGAAGTCGACATAGATATTAATCAAACGCGTTATAGCCAATTAAGATAATATGACTAGAATTTTTATTGAAGGATACGAACTAGATTTAACACAAGGTTTAAGTAACCAAATTACTTATGCTATTGATGACTTACAAAACATAGATAGCAAAAGTACAAACTTTACAAAGACTATTATACTTCCGGGAACTGCTAACAATAATAAGCTTTTAGGAAATATATTTGATTTTAACAATGCTAACTTTGACAATCCTTTAGAACCAAATGTGCTTGTAAATTTTAACGCAGCACGTAACGCAGTAGCACGCATAGAAGTAAACGGCTTACAGATAATTAAAGGCGTTTTAAGACTTTTAGAAATAGTGCAAGTAGACGGATCGGTAGAATATGAGTGCGCTATTTTTGGCGAACTAGGAGGCTTTATAAACGCCCTTGGCAATAACAGAATAGAAGACTTAAACTTTATCGCTTATAACCATACTTATAGCTACGCAAATATTGTAAGTAGTTGGGACACTTCCGGTAGTACCGGTTATTGCTACCCTTTAATTGATTATGGAAATGTTAGTACGGGTACTTATGGCGTTGCTAAAAAAGACTTTCAATACACTACATTTAAGCCGGCTTTATTTTTAAGAGAATACATAACAAAGATAATTGCAAATAGCGGTTATACTTACGAATGTGATTTTTTTAATAGTACTAAGTTTAGAAATATAGTTGTGCCTAATAACCAAAAGCAATTAACTAAAGAGACTAACAACGTTTTAGCTTTAACTAAGTCAATAAATCAATTAATGAATACCGGTGGCACGCAAGACTTTGTAAGCTATCCAACTAAAGTAGGTAGTTTATTTACTGCTAGTGTCGGCGATACTACGTTTACTTATACCGGTACATCTACTTTAACTACTACTTTAACGATAGAACTTCGCGGCGATTATAATTTATCAACAAGGCCATTAACGATAGCGTTACTAAAAAACGGCACTATTATACCCGGATCAAGTGAAACTTATAACGGAAGCGATTTGCTTTATTATAACAAAACATTAAGCGTACAATTTGCCACAAGCGATACTTTAAGAGTTAGGACAACTTGCGTTCTTGATGGTGGCGATTCTGTTAATGTGAGCGAAAGCACAATAAACGTTTTAAACGACGTAGCTACAACGGCACCTATTGAATTAGGCGACACAATGATTATTAATAATACTATCCCAAAAGGAATATTTCAAAAAGACTTTTTTATATCGGTGCTTAAGATGTTTAATCTTTTAGTGACCGAAGATAAAAATAAGACTAACCATTTAATAATTAAACCTTATATAGACTTTTGGGGTGGCTCTATATTAGATTGGTCAGATAAAATTGATAGAAGTAAGGTTATTAAAATTAAACCTATGAGCGAGGTTAATGCTAGATATTACAATTTTAAATATAAGCAAGACAATGATTTTTACAATGAAGATTATCGTAAGAAATTTAATGAGGGATATGGTGATAGGATTTATGATAATGGTCTTGAATTTGCAAAGGATACTGAAAGCGTTGAAGTAATATTTGCGTCAAGCCCGCTATTTGGAACTAGCACAACAGACAAGATTTTTCCGGCTATTTACAAGAAGTCTAACGAGAATACTAAAGAGGATTCTATGGATCACGTTGTGCGTATTATGCAGATTAAAAAAGTTACTAGCGTAGCTAGCTGGAATATTTTAAACCTAGCTACAAACTTAGGATCTAATACCGCGTATTTATATGCCGGTCATTTAAACAATCCTACAACGCCAACCGATGATATTAACTACGGAGCGCCTCAGCAATTATACTTTAATTTAACAAGTGGCGACTTAAGTAATAACTTATTTAATACCTATTATTCATCTTACCTAGCAGAAATAACGGATAAAGATAGTAGATTATTAACGGCATATTTTAACCTTACAGATTTAGATATTTTTAACCTAGACTTTAGTAAGTTTATTTATATAGATGGCGGCCTTTATAGAATTAATAAAGTTATGGACTATGCTCCCGAAAATAATGAGTTAACAAAAGTTGACTTATTAAGAGTTATTGAAAAGGAATATATTGAGCAACCGCCACTACCTACAACAACAACTACTACTACAAGTACTACAACTACTACTACAACTTTAGCTACTTTTGTTGCGTCTTATAGCATGGTAAGTGCTTACGATGTGTGTAATAATGTATGCCCTAACCCCGCACGACCAGTAGAAACATTTACAATCTTAGCCGGTGGCAATGCGCTTTGTACTGCAACTAAGATAACAAGTACATTAATTGCTAACGGAACTATAACCGGTAATTTTTGGCTAAGTGCTTGCACGGGAACTAGCAGACAATTTACAATTATTATTGAAGGTGGTCAATTTGTTGGAGTATTTGCAGAATCAACTTGTCAAACTTGCCCGGCTGCAACAACAACGACTACAAGTACAACTACTACTACAACAACGGCTGCAACAACTACTACTACAACAACGGCGGCACCTACGACAACAAGTACAACGACAACTACTACAACTTATAGTCCCGACCCTTGTTCTTGTGTTGAGGTTAACTTAACTTCGGTTGGTGGCGAGGTTGCTACATTTAACTGCTTTGGTGCTAGCGAAAACTATGTTTATTCTAGTGCGGGTATTAAGTATCTTTGCGCTGCGGTAATTGGTGAAGTATTGCAAGCTGAAATTGTATCGGGAACCGGAACGTTAACACAAGTTGGAAATTGTAAAACCGGTACTTGTCCGCCTCCGGCTACTACAACAACAACTACAACGGCTGCGCCTACAACAACAACTACAACGGCTGCGCCTACTACTACAACGACTACAACAACCGCGCCTACTACTACAACGACTACAACCGCAGCACCGACAACGACTACAAGTACAACAACTACTACAACTACTTTAGGTTATGCAATTGTTAATATAGCTAATAACACGGCCGGTACAAGTATTACTAATATTACAATAAACGGAGTTCAAGTAGACGGAGTAGTTTTCCCAATTGTAGCGGGTGATGGAGCAAGTGCATCAAGTACACAAACCGGTGCATCAAGAACGATAGTAGTATCTTATACAAACGTAAGCAATGATTCTGTTCAAGTTAATGATACTAATTCTACTCTTACTTGCATAAGTGCAACTTCAACAAGTAGAACATTTAGCGGACAAGCAGTAGCAGCGGGAGGCACTTTAACAATTACAATGTTTGACGGATCATGCTAATAAAAAAAACGATATGATATATATTTGCACACAACCTAAGATAATTTATTACGCTTGGCACCTAGAAGTGATGCTTACCAACTTTAAATCGATAGGCATTGCCGATGATAAGATACACGTTTTATTGTCGGTAAGTAAAGACCAGGACGACAAGACTAACTTGCCCGAAACAAAGCAAATATTTGATAAGCTAAAAGAAAAGTTTAACAATATAGCTTTCTTTGAGTACACCGATACAAGGGTAATGCCTAATTATATCCCAAGCGTTATAATGAATGCAGTAAAGCACCACTATAAAGCTTATCCATATTTACAAATGGAGAATGTTTTTTTACATGATTGCGATATGATATTTACTAAGCCGGTAGACTTTACTGACTTAGAGCAAGACGATACATGCTACGTAAGTGATAGTAAAAGTTTTATATGGAGCGATTACATATTAGAGAAAGGCCAAGACCTTTACGATGATATGTGCGACATTGTGGGCCTAGACTACAACGTGCCGATAGATAATAGACTACATAGCGGAGGCTCACAATACATTTTTAAAAATACTGACTATAAGTTTTGGCAAAAGGTAGAGAGCGATAGCGTTGCTTTATATGATTACTTTCAAAAGAGCGAGCCATTAAGAGTGCAAAAAAATCCAGCTTACTACGGCATTCAACAATTTACGGCGGGTATGTGGGGCATGCTTTGGAATTGCTGGTATTATAATCTTGATGTAAAAATAACACCAAGACTAGATTTTTGTTGGGGTACCGATCCGATAGAAAAATGGAGCAAGTGCGATATTTTCCATAATTCGGGAGTAACCTACGATATTGGCAAAAGTCATAATATATTCTACAAGGGCGCTTATACCGATAAGCTACCTTATGAAGATGTAATGAATAACGAATACAATGAGGCCTTTGGCTCTTATAATTATACTAACCTAATAAGACAAGTAAGCTTAAGCACTTGTTTAAAATAATAAAACATGGCAACTAAAAAGACACAAGTAGTCGTTGAAATAAAAACGGACTCAACACAAGCAACGGCTGAAGCAAATAAAACTAAAGACGAAGTCGCCGGGATTGGTAAAGCCGCGGCCGGTAGTATTGCCGAACTTAAAGAACTTAAGAAAGCTTTAAAAAATGCGGCGGCCGGCTCCGAAGAGTTTAAAACACTTTACGGACAAATTGATGACTTAGAAGATAAAATTAAAGGATCTAAGAAAGCATCAAGCGATTGGATTGATACTTTAGAAAGTGCGGGCGGGCCTTTAGGTATGTTAGGAGGCGCACTTAATAAAGCAAAGGTTTCAACGACTAGCTTTGGTGCTGCGTTAAAAGCTACCGGTATTGGTTTAATAGTTTCTTTAGTAGCGGGACTTGCTGCGGCGTTTGCAAAGAACGAAAGCGCAATGAAAAAGCTTGAGCCTATTATGACTCAAGTAGGTAGACTATTAAACGGAATTTTAGGAGCAATGCAGCCTTTAATAGATGCCTTCATAAGCTTTGCAGAAAGGGCGTTACCTTATGTAACGCAAGGCTTTAAGGTTGCTTATAGCGCTTTAAGTTCATTTTTACAAGGTGTGGGCTTAGTAGGATCTGCGGTTAAAAAGTTTATAAGTGGTGACTTTGCCGGTGCTTGGGATGATGCAAAAAAATCGGTTACCGAATTTGGGACAAGATACGAAGAGGCTAATAAGCGTTTTATTGCCGGAAGCGAAGAGTTAACAGACAAAGAAAAAGAAGAGCAAGCAAAAAGACTAGCCGACCAAAAAGCAGCAAACGATAAAGCAGCCGCGGAACGTAAAGCAAATCAAGAAAAAAAGGACGCCGAAGAGAAAGCAAGACTTGAAAAAGCAAAAGCAGACGCTAAAGCTTACGAAGATTTTGATACTGAATTGCAGCAAAGACTTATTCAACTTGAAGACGAAAAAACTGCAAAAGAAACTGCAAGACTTGAGAAAGCCGCAGCCGAAGCCAAAGCTTATTCGGACTTTGATTTAAAATTACAACAAGATTTATTAAGAGTAGAAGAGGAAAATACTGCTAAAAAAATATTACTTGCAGATCAAGAATTACAAGCCAAATTAGCGCTAGCTAACGCAATAGGTAATATTGCCGGAGGTTTATCAGCGTTATTTGAGAAAGGTACTAACGCAGCAAAAATAGCGGGACTTGCTGAAATTGCAATAGGTACGGGAGTTGGATTTATACAAGGTTTAGATATTGCACAAAAGGGAGCAAAAGCAACCGGTCCGGCAGCACCTTTTGCATTTCCTATTTTTTATGCATCACAAATTGCCGCAGTTCTTGCCGCAGTTAGTAGAGCAAAAAGCGTAATGACTCAAGTAAAAGGTAGCGGTGGGCCTTCGTTTAGCGTGTCCGCTCCTACAATTCCTAGCGTTAATGCAATGGCACCTTTAGCCGCGCAAGCAAGCACAACTACTTTAAATCAAGCACAAGTAAACCAAATAGGCAACGTGGCAGCCAGGGCCTTTGTAGTTGAAAGCGACGTTAGTGGTAACCAAGAACGTATCTTAAGACTTAATCGCGCGGCTAGAATCAATTAAAAGTACATAAACTATAAAAAAGATATTTATTAAGTATGGACTTACCTATTTACGAACTTAAAATACAAGAGGAACTGCAAGACGATGCGGAAGTATCTTTTATTGCACTTGTAGACAAGCCGGCTATTCAGCGTGACTTTGTGGCATTTAGCCAAGAATTTGCTGAAGAGTCATATAATGATTACCCGGAGTCAGCTAAAAATAATGCAGAAAGGGCTATAAAATTAAACGAAAAACTTAATAACAAATGCGCTACTCAAGTAGGTAAGGTAAGAGCGCAGCAAATTATGCAAGGTGAAAATCTAAGCAAAGAAACTATAAAGCGTACCTATTCTTATTTAAGTAGAGCAAAAGAATATTATAACGCAAGTGATAGTGAAGCTTGCGGAACTATAAGCTACCTTTTATGGGGTGGTGATCCTATGTTAAATTGGTGCGAGTCTAAGATGAATAATCAAGATTTTAAAGTTGCATCTATGGCATTTGCTATCCAGGACGAAGACAAACATATTATAAGTGGGCCATTGATGTTAGCAGACAAGCCTATTTATAGAAACAATAAGAAATTTGGTGAGCATTTTGTAACCTTTAGCGCAGAAACTATAAAAGATATTGCGATTAAGTTTAGCAAGAAAGGCTACCAAGGCAATGTTAATTTAATGCACGATCAAGATATGCAGCTTGATGGACTTATTATGTTTGAAAGTTTTATCGTAGACAAAGCAAGAGGAATACAACCGATGGCCGGTTTTGAAGATGCTAAAGACGGAAGCTGGTTTGGTAGTTTCTATGTAGAAAATGAACAAGCATGGCAGCTAATAAAACAAGGCAAGGTAAAAGGTTTTAGCGTAGAGGGATACTTTGAATACCCTAGCGAAAAAAAGGCTCCTACCTATGCAGAACAAAAACTAGCAGAACTAGCAGAACTATTAAAAGTACCTTTAACACATAAATAATATATATAAACATGGAACAAGCACAAAACATTCTAAACAAAGTTTCTATGTTCTTTGCAGAACTTGTAGGAAACGAATCTATGCCAATGCCAAGCGGAGAAACTGCGGCACCGGTTAAAATGACGGAAGCCAAATTAAAAGACGGCACCATTGTTGAAGTTACTGACTTTGCAGTAGGTGGTATTGTAACTATTGATGGCGCACCGGCACCAGTTGGTGAACACATGCTAGAGACTGGCGAAGTTATCGTTTTAGGCGACAACGGAGTTATCATGCACATTATGCCTAAAATGGAAGATGTAGCGCAAGTAGAAAGTCCAGTAGTTGAAGACATGAGCGCAAAATTTGCAGCTTTTGAATCAGCAACAAACGAGAAATTTACTGCATACGAATCTAAGTTTGCTCAATACGAAGCTAAACTAGGTCAAGCAAACAAAGTAATTGAGGGCTTAATGCAAATTAGCAAAATGCTAGTCGAAGCGCCTCAAGCAGCACCGGATGCTGGTGTTAAAACAAGCAACGCTTTTGCGGATCAAAAACTAGATGCAAAGAGCGAGTTTGAAAAATTCTCAAAATCAATTTGTTCATAAACTAAAAATTAAAATAAAATGGCATTATCATTCAGCGGCATAAGCGCATACACTAAACAAGAAATTGCGCCCTTATTAACCGAAGCCGTATTCGCGGCAAAAACTCAGTCTTTATTGAAGGCTGGTGGTATCTTATTACCTAAGACTAAGTCTAGCGTAAAAGTACCTAAATTAGCTACTAACGCAAACTTTCAAACTGACTCTTGCGGTTGGAACCCTAGTGGTACAACAACTTTAAGTCAAGCTGAAGTTGTAGTAGGTAAAATCAAAATTGAAGAGACAATTTGTCCTAAAGATTTTGAAGCTTACTTTACTCAAGAGGCTTTAAAAGCTGGATCAACTTACGAAGATTTTGGATGGGCAGATTTTCAAGCTAAATTTACCGAGCAAAAAAACAAGATGATTGCTAAGCAATTAGAGGTTGGAATTTGGCAAGGTAATACGGCTAGTGGTAATTTAAACCTCTCTCCATTTGACGGCTTAATTAAGTTGATTGATGCTGGTTCTCCAGTAGACGCTAACGTATCCGGTTTCGTATCGGGCGGCCCAATTGCAACAATTACTGCTGCTAACGTAGTAAGTGTATTGAATGCAGTTTACAAAGCTATCCCAGTTGAAATCATTGACGCTGAAGACTTAAAAGTTATGTGTGGTAACGATGTTTATAGATTAGCAGTTTTAGCTTATCAAGCATTGAACCTTTACAACTACAAAGTTGACGGAGATGCAAACCAAACTTTTGTTATTCCAGGAACTAATGTAGAATTAGTAGCAGTTAACGGATTAAACGGAACTGGTGACATTTACGGAACAACTTTGTCTAATATCGCAATGGCGTTTGACTTAGAAGCTGAAGAGGAAAACTACATGATTTGGTATTCTAAAGATAATAACGAAGTTCGTTATAGAGTAGCATTCAAATTAGGTGTGAACGTAGCTTACACAACTTTATGTGTTAAGTTTAAGTCTGCAATCTAATTAATATATAATCAAGAAAAGGCGGTTAAATAAGCCGCCTTTTTTTTAAACTTTTTTTAACATGCCATGTGTAATAACTAGCGGATATACAATTGATTGCCGCGAAAATATCGGAGGCTTACAAGCCGTTTTTTTAGCCGAGTTTGGTAATATTTCCGGTGTTACCGAGGTAAGCGGTCTAGTTACCGGCATTACTAAAGTAGCTGGTAAAAGATTTTACAAATTTGAGGTGCCACGTGCAACCGCAAATACAAGTTCAAATGCAACCGCATCCGAAGAGAATGGATCAGTATTTTATACACACCAGGTTGTATTCCCTTTAAACAAGAGAGACTCTACAACTGCTAACATTGTACGTACTTTAGCCAAGAATAAATTAATTGCGGTTACTTTAGATATGGACGGAGTTTATAGAATGTACGGACAAGATAACGGCCTTTACTTGGCCTCTACCGAGTCAATGAGTGGAACCGCTGCGGGTGATCGTAACGGATATAATATTACTTTGACTGGTATTGAAAAGGATGACTTTTTACAAGTGTCTAATGCAGTAGGCTTAGCGCTTGAGACTGCTGGGTAATTCTACCTAATAGTTATTTAATTATGCCCTACCTACATTGCGTGGGTAGGGCATTTTAATTTATAAACAAATGTTGCATATATATAAAGGGGTGGATAATAA